CTGTGACTTTCATTAATCTAAAACTATGAAGTTTCCAGTGTCTACAAAAGGTTGTTTATTTTTGACTCTGTTAAAATACTCTTCATTTATACTAGCCAAACGATCTTTAGATCCAAACTGTCTTGCTCTTTGATCAGGAAATGCTTCAAAAATATCTCTTGCAAAATCTCTTTTTTCTCTGTCTCTTTCTGTCGGAAGAGCAGAAAAAACACCAGCTGGATCTGTTATTTCTACTTTATTTATTGGTGATTGAAAACTTTTTACAATATCAGAAACGCTTTCTCCAGCTTGTCGTCTCATATTAATAGAAGCATTACGATTTCCAATAATTCTTGAATCTTCTGAAGGCACTAATTGTAAATCTTGTATAGCTTCTGCAACATTTACATTAGCGTTTCGTGCTGCTCTAGGATCCACACTTACTATGCCAGTGTTCATATTTGGCATTGAACCAAAAGTAAAACCTGATGGTATGTTTCCATAATTAAATCTTGGCACTTCATCTCTAACGGCAGCCTCTAGCATGTTCCTTGGATTTGTGTCTGTTTCTCGTGGTCTAAAACGATCCACAAAATTTGTAAAACCTTCACTTATATCTTGTAAACTAGGGAGTTTAATACCTGCTGTTGCGTCTTTAGCGAACTCTTTACCCTCTGTGAATAGGTCAGTAAAAAAATTACCTATACCTGTAGCTATTCTTGCCATAGGACCTGATCGAACAATCTCTGGTAATGTTTGCTGTAAAAACTTTTCACCTTGAGAAAAAAACATGGGTCTAACCATATCCGCTTCACCAAAAGGAGTAGTCATGAACTCGCCTGGTACTTGTGGTGATAAGTATGAAGGTCTTACTAAAGGACTACCTACACCAGGGTTCAATCCTCGTGATATGTCCAAAGCTGCTGCAAAAGTTGGATCAAAATTTCTTGAGCCTATAATATTGGATCTGTTCAATCCAAGTTGTGGTTGTGCAAGAAAGTTAGCTATTGTTTGTGCAGTGTTATCATCTCCAAAACCACCAGTCTGTGCTCCAATGGCAGAGGCAAAATCTCTTTCCTCTTGGGTAAAGTCGTCTGTATCGTAGGCTTCGTCAAATGAGGCAGTGTCATAATCACTGCCCATGTCTGGCATACCAGACGAAAGACCAGAAGAAGCTATGTCACTTTGTCCTGCATCACTTAGTCCAATATCAGACACTAATATACACCTTTAAATCCAGTTCCTTTGACAGCTGCACCAGTTCCTCTGGCTACACCACCACCACTCATTCTTTTTGGTTTCATGTCATACATGCCACCACCCATCATTTTCATAGTGCCACCTTTTTTCTTAAAACCCATTTTGTTTCTTACTTCTGTAGGTAGCTTTCTTAAGCCTGGGTTTTCTGATGCTGGAGGAAGTTCTTTCAAAACACCACCATCTTTTTTACCACGACCTTTCATTACACCCTCCTGCACTTTAAGTAGTAACTCTGTTCCCATTGGACCTATTTTTTTAATCTCTTCTTTCGTTAAGTATTTCTCTAATTTGTGTTTCTTTGGCATGTTTTTAACTTTATTAGTGCCACCGTCACTTTTACTTACAACTAATTTTCGTATCATTTTCTGAGCCTTTTCTGGAGTAATCTTTCCAGAAACAGAATCATTCACAATATTTTTAAATTGACCAGACTTTGCCCTCATAGAGTCTTCTTTTCTGATTCTAGTGACTTTACCGTTTTTTGCTTTAACTGGCATAAACTTCTCCAATGTTGTGGAACCACCGTCTTTTAAACGTCTTCCTTTGTTAATCAATTTCTTGGCTTTATTGTATGATAAACCCATATCATTTGCAAATTGTTTAATCCGTGTCATGTTCTTGCTCTCCTTATTGCTTCTTTACCTTTTTTAAAAATACTGGCTACTTTTGACTTCCCCATTACCTTTGCTCTTTGTTCTCCAACTGTAAGGATTTGTATCTTTCTCGCAAAAGGTTTATTGATTCTCTTAACTTTGGCAACAGTTGCTCTGGCATCCGCCTCCGTAGCAAATTTAATTCCAACCGTGTCTTTAGGGTTTTCATCCGTATATAATCTTCTGCCCGAACCTTTAGGTTTTTTACCAGTCCCAACTTTAGGATCTCTTTGTTTTTTTCTTTTTGTCAACACCCTTGATAACTCCCTTGTTTTTGCTTGCATAAAATACTGTCTCCCCTTTTTTCTTGCCGTATTGATCTTTCATAGACTTCATTATCTTCTTTCCTTTTTTTGTCAACGGCATATTATCTTCTCACTCTACATGTAGGACAAAAATAATTTTCTGGTAATTCAAATCCACACTCTGGGCATTTATTTACTTCAATCATTTCTTCATGTTCTCTCTTGCTACACCCTTTGACTTTTCATAGGATCTCATTCCTCCGAGTCCTAGTAATGAAAGGGTTAAGGTCATAAGTTCACCCGTGGCTAGTTTTGGCAAACTTATTTCAGGCATCCATATCATAGTTGCCCATTCTGCAATAGGCATAATAAAAAATTGAGTTAGGAGACCGAGAGCACAGATCCACATTATGGCTGGGCGAGCTCCTGCAACAAATATTGAGGGGTGCTTCGCCTGTTCGGCATTAGCAGCTATCTGACCTTTTGCCAGTTCCTGAGCATGACGAGAGGCAAGTGTAGCTAAGTCATGTGCCAATTTGTTCTTTTGGTCTTTATCCTCTATAAATTTTCCGACCAGTTTACTTACTGGACCTATTAGTGCTGTTAACATTACTTTCTCCTTTGTGTTCGTGACCCATCCAAATGCCAAATACACCAGTCATTACGCCCATAACCACCGATACAAAAGCAGATTGAGAAGCAGTTGGGTCTTCTAATGACATAAACCATTCAGCACATCTCCAAGACATAGCTGTGGATATTAACATCATAAATCTTGGAAGGATCTTCCATTTTAAAAACGTCTCTACACTCATTTTAACAAAATTTCGTTTAGACCAAAACCCTCTAATAATATTAGCGTAAAAAATAATAAAAGAACACCACCTGCAATAAGTTTTCCACTAAAATTAGTTGACCCTATTTTGATAGCTACAAACTCATTACCTAGTATTCTTAACGATAGTTCAAAACTATTTTCATCAATTTTAAGTTTTAAAGGCTTTTCATTCATCCTTTTTTCTCCTTATAGAGCCATGCAAGAAATATTATAAACCCAATGACTGTGATAAACAAGACAGTCCAACCAACATATTCCCAAATTTTTCTGATAAGCTCCTGTTTGGCATAAATTTCGTCCCTTCGTTTTTTTCTTATCTCGGCTTCCATAGCCAAAATCTCATTCCATGATTGAGGGCCGTAGTGAAAATTCAAAAATGATTTAAGTTCTTGTCTTTGTGCTTCTAGTTTCTTTTTTGCAGTAAAGGCTTCTATAGCAGATGCTTCTATTTCTTTGCCTTTAAACAATTTTATAAGTGGTGACACATTCTTCGCAGACTTTTCAGTGTTTTCTACATCTGAAACTGCTCCCATCCAACGGCTTAAATCCTTGCCCATAGACTCAATTTCACGGCCTGCGGCAAAACCGCGTTTGATTGCGTTAAATGCCGTATTTGCTGCTGTAATTGCTACACCGATTGAGGCGGGATCTAACATTACTTTCCTTTCAGAGAAGCCTGTGTATTTATCCTATAAATATTAACATCATTACGGTCTTCTGCTATCTGTTCTTGTGTTTCTTTTCTTTGTTGTGCTAAATCAAATGCTTGTTGTAGTTTAGCTTGATCAATTTGGAAGTCCATTAGGTCGTTTATAGCTTTTCTTTGTATTTCAGCCGTATCGTTCTCTAATTCTTTCTGTCTTATGTCTACAAGTGGGTCTGGTTTTTGTGCAGGCTCCACGGCTGGCATAATTTCTTTTAATATTTGCCCAACTTGTTGCGATATTGCAGCTTCGATAGCCTCTGGAGTAGGTGCAACTGGTTGTTCCCCTCTTGCCATAGCCTCTTGCATCGCAAGTTGGAAGAATTTGGTCACTTGATCTCTTGCTAACAGACTAACATGGTCTTGAACATGAGATTGTAGCAATAAAAACCCTTGTGGGTTCGCTTGAGACACCATATTAGACAAAAATACAACATGTGCGACTAAATGTGCCTCGTGATCTTGTTGTGGGAACGCTTGTAACGGAGTTCCTTTAATAGAATTAGCATTTTCTGTCGCTGGATCTACTGGTGCAGGTGGTTGTGGTGGTGGTAAAATACCATCTATGTTGCAGTTGTGTTTGTGCCAAAGATAGACGTTGTGCCATAGAAAAAATGCTTGGATCACTGACTGGAAGCACATCTATACGACCATCAAAGTCATTTGCCATGATTTGTGGTGCTACATTACCTACAAAATACGGATAAGGCATTGGATTTTCTGCAAAAATCTCTGCTAACATCCTAAATTCTTGTTTTTGTCCGTAGTGTAAACGCTTATGTATGCTTGAAATAATCTTTGAACCTTGTTCAATCAACGCAACAGTCGTTCCAACTGGTGCTTGTGAGTTTACATCGCTAATTTTTGCGTCTGCAACTTGTGCAAAACGTCTACCAGAGTCAACAATGACACCTAAAAGTTGTGCTAATGTAGCTGATGGCTCTTTGTATGGCAATGGAATGATTGAATTTTTGAGGTCTCCACCTGGGACATCGATATCTCTGAACTCACCAGGATTAAGAGGATCGTCATCATTACGAATACGAACACCTCTCGCTTTGAAACCAGCTGGAAGATTTGATAAAGTACCTGCATCTATTAACTGCCTTAATATTGATGTGGCTGCACGAGACAAACCACCGATTGTGTGCAATAATCCAAATCCGTAAAAACCAAAACCTGGTAAAAATTTAAAATGTACGAAGTATTGCCTCTTACGTTTTAACGGATCTTGCTCTCTAAAGTTTCTAACAACTGATAAAACTTTGCCAGAAGTTTGATCAAGGGTAACAATATAAGGGAGCATAATACCCGAAGGCTGCCCTTGCATATCCATATCTTCAAAACCTTCCA